GGCGACCAGGCTGGCTACGAGATCAACCTCATCTACGGCGCCGACGCGGCTCCGTCGGAGGTCTCTCACGCCACGGTCAACGACTCGCCCGAGCTCGCCGCGTTCTCGTGGGAGGTGACCACCACGCCCGTGGAGGCCACCAACCTGCCTCGCCCCACCGCCCACCTCACGATCAACTCGACCGAGGTGGACGCCGGCGACCTGGCAGCCCTGGAGGACATCATCTACGGCGACGCGGGCAATGACCCACGCCTGCCGCTTCCGGATGAGGTCGAGTCCCTGTTCGGCACGGTCACCGTGGTCAACATGAACCTCCAGGCCAACCAGCCGTCGTTCGTGAACGCTACCGGTGTCCTCACTCTGCCCGCCGTCGTCGGTGTGCAGTGGAAGGTCGACGGGGTCAACAAGACCGCGGGTGCTCAGCCGGCCATCTCGGCTGGTCAGGAGATCGACGTCGACGCCACTCCGCAGGCTGGGTACAGCCTCGACGGCGACACCAACTGGAACTACGAGCGGGTCTGATCCGCAATCTGACAGAAAGGAGACGAGAGAATGCTCACCATCACAGTTCTTGGAGAAGAACATTGGGACCAGGAGAACGAGAAGTTCGTCTATCCCGACAGCTTCAAGCTTGAGCTGGAGCATTCTCTCGTCTCCCTGTCAAAATGGGAGTCCAAATGGGAAGTTCCGTTTCTTGGCGAGAAGCCGAAGACGACGGAAATGGTGCTCGACTACATCGAGTGCATGATTCTCACCCCCGATCCTCCTGCGGATTGGATTTCCAAGCTTTCCAAGGAGAACATCGAGGAGATCACGGCCTACTTCGACTCGAAGCAGTCGGCCACATGGTTCAACGACCATCATCCGGAGCCGAAAACTGGCGAAACGATCACCTCAGAACTGGTGTACTACTGGCTTGACATCTGCGACATCGATTGGCAAGCACAGTACTGGCACCTCAACAGACTTCTGACCTTGGTGAAGATTCACACGGTCAAGCAAGCGAAGCCCAAGCCGATGAGCAGGTCTGAAATGCTCCGGCGGAGGCGTGCACTGAACAAGCAGCGGCTCAAGGAGATGGAGGAAGGAGGATAACATGACCGCACTCGTCTGGGGTGCCCCTGGCGACAAGACCTACGAGACGGGCCTCGATCGTGGAGTCCTCTACGCCCGAAACGAAGATCCTGAAGCATGGAATGGTCTCGTTTCGCTGACCGAGAATGTCGCCGGCGGTGAAGTTGAGTCGTTCTACTACGACGGAGTCAAGTACCTGGACATCATCCTCTATGAGGACTACCAGGCAACGCTCGAAGCATTCAGTTTCCCTCTCACATGGAATGAATGCGATGGCGCTCGTCAGATCGCCCTTGGGTTGTTCGCGACTCAGCAGCCGAGAAAGCCGTTTGATCTCAGCTGGAGGACCAAGGTTGGGAACGACCTTACAGAAGAGGCCGGCTACAAGCTGCATCTTCTGTACAACTGCATGGCAACTCCGACCGAGAGGGTCTCGACGACCATCAGCGCGGATGTCAGCTTGCCGACAAGGTCATGGACCATCTACACCGCTCCTCCAGAGCCTTCCGATTACGGTGGTGAAAGCTACAAGCCGACCGCTCACCTAGTGATCGACTCCAGGTTCGCGAACCCTACGCGTCTTGAGCTGATCGAGCAGGAGATCTACGGCAATGTGACGGATGATCCGCGAATGCCGACTCAAGACGAGCTCGTGACGTTCATCAACACCGGATTCTGGTCATGATTGAGTGGTCTCCGCAGGAGGAGGAGGCCGGCGTCGAGCGAGGAGTCCTATATTTGGACGAAGGGGTCTTCCCTTGGAACGGTTTGGTAGATGTGACCGAGCATGGGGATGACTCGGCGATCCAGACGGATCTCTACTACGACGGAAACCGTTTCGCTTTCGCCCAAAACCCAACGGACTTCTCACTTGGCGTCTCGGCGTGGTCTTACCCGAAGGAGTTCGAGTCCTACGAGGGACTGACGGATGATCTGACTGACAGACAGCCGCGGAAGCCGTTCAATCTCTCCTACCGGGAGGGGAAGTACTGGCATCTGGTCTGGAACGTCATGGCAATCCCTACGGATTCGATCTACAGCTCCAAGAACAACGAGTTCGAGATCTCGCAGTTCACCTGGGAATTCGTCACGAGGAAGAATGATGTTCCTGGGGCTGCTCCGTCAGCACATTTCGTCATCGACCTTTCCTCGGCGGTTCCAGACGCCATCGATGAGCTGGAATACTGGCTCTACGGCTCTGTTGGGCAGGATCCAACCTGGCAGACCCCTCAAGAAGTTCTGAACATCTTCGCGATGTTCCCAGTTCTTATCGTCACCGACAACGGGGACGGTACCGCGACCATCACGGGTCCGGATGAAGCGATTGAGACCATTGATGCAGTTACTCGACGCATCCGATGGCCTTCGGTCCGCTATATTTCGGAAACCACCGTCAACATCAGCTCAATGTGAGGAGGATCGATGGCTTCGGTAAATGTGTACACAGCAGAACACTCAGACGACATGTTCGACGAAGACATCGTTGACGGATCGGTCGTTGGCGACAATCTCATCCTCGAAAAGAGGAGTGGAGCAACTGTAGATGCCGGAAACGTTCGAGGTCCCGCTGGAACAAACGGTCGAACGGTCTTTGTGGGTCGTTGGGCGACTGGCGTTTCCTACCTTGTGGGTGACGTCGTTAGCTTTGCCAATCGGATGTGGCGTTGCGTCTCGGCTCATACCAGTTCGGCAACCCAATCGCCCGCTTTCACGACCGGATCGTGGATGGCGATGACCGGAATTCCAGAAGGATGGATGCAGACTGATCCATATTTTACCAGCGACAACTCGAATGGCTGGGAAACCTTCTGGCAAACCGGAACACCGACCAGAACACTCACAACTACCGCCGGTGAATTCGAATCTGGCGTGAGGGCGATGAAGATCGCTTGGGCTGCAGCTGGAGGTCTGCAACGCCTCTATGAGAAGGATGAGAACGTCATCACTGGTGGTGAAGTCATCCGCATGGAGGTTCGGGCCAAAGCTTTGGTGATGGGGTCAGGTGCGGCTCCATATTTGCAGGCCGATCTTTGGCAGACCGACACGGCAGCACCGCCTGAGCCATTTGCTTCTGGTTTGGTGACTACCGCAGCCACGGAAGGAAACCAATCACTCACCACATCGTGGGCGACATACGTCTTTCATGCCGTGGCTGCGAATGGTAAGCCTCGTGCTCGCTTCAACCTGAACGTGTTTGGTGCCAGTGGTGCGGCTAGCACAGTCGTCATTGACAGAATCCGCATCTTCAAATTCAGAGACGTCAAGTATTTCTTGGAGGGAACGACCGACCACACTGGCATTTCGGCGTCACAGGCAATCACCGGGCTTTCTCAGGCGGTGTTGTTCTCTGGCCTGCAGGACGTTTGGTATGTGACTCTTGATTTGGAATGGGAAGCCACCGGTACGATTTGGAATGCTGAACTTCTGGTCGACGGTGCCGTTTACAAATCAAGCAATCTGAATCCGACCGGCCGAGCTCCGATGTCCAAAACACATAAAATCACCGGTCAGTCTGCTGGTTCGCACACCATATCCGCGAGAGTTACCAAGCTTGCGGGAAACAATTTCCGAATCATTGGCCCGAACAGCTCGCTGTACATCCGACGATAGGAGATCATATGGCGATCACAGCCAAGGTCGTTGGTGGCAGCAACAAAGGTTCAACCACGAAGTGGCTACAGAAGATGCAGCGTCTCAACTACGCCGGCGTCTTCGCTCGGTACGGACAGATGGGGGTTTCTGCACTCTCAGCAGCGACCCCCGTCGAGTCCGGCGAGACAGCAGGCTCGTGGTACTACGAGGTCGAGATCAAACCCGGTCTCGCGTCGATCATCTGGAAGAACCGGCACGTCGACGACGGTCGGAATGTCGCAATTCTGCTCCAGTACGGACACGGGACAGGAACAGGAGGCTACGTGCAGGGTAGGGACTTCATCAACCCAGCAATGCGCCCCATATTTGACCAGATCGAGATCGCGTTCATGAAGGAGGTGAACCGCTAATGGCCAACAGCATCGAAGATCGCATCGTAGCGTTGAAGATGGAGAACACGCAGTTTGAGAAGGGTGTCAACCAGTCTCTTCAGTCGTGGACGAAGCTGGAGCAGACCCTGAACAAGGGCATCTCCTCGAAGGGCCTCGACAACGTCCAGAACAGC